ATGTAATATATTTCCCTAGGGAACTCAGCATTTATACCCGGTGTAAATCCTTGAGGAACTTCACCTTCTTTAAAATTTTCAAAATCAATAAATTTAGCAAAAGTTTTATACCTAGTTACTTTACTGCCAACTAAGTCATCTAATTCTCTTAGCTTGCTTTTAAATATTGAAAGAGGCTTTACCCCTTCTTCATGAACGGCTATACCCATTTTAGGCTTAGGTATAGTCCCTTGCATAGTCGCCTCAAACCCATCCATTTTAAACGGAGCTGGGTAATATCTCTTACCTCTCCAGTAAATTGATTGACCTTGCTCTAAGAAATTTATAGAATTATGAAATCTTAGAATTCTTTCATCCTCATTAGAGTCTGTTTTCCTAAAAATTATCTGTTTGTCTATCAACACATCAGACAAGTCTATTTCAAATAAGTATATAACAGAAGAAGGACCCAGCTTGAAAGTCTCGCTCGCCAAAGCCCTTGAAGCTGTCTCTGCTTGAGATAATGATAGTTTATTATAAGTCGGCATTTTAGGACGCTACCTGTTCAAAATTTGCTGATATAGTATAGTTATCAAAAAAGTTAAAAGTCGTAGACCAACTCCTACAAACAAAATAGTTCTGTCTAATTGGATTATATGGCTCTGGAGGGGAAAATAAAAAACTTTCTATCGATCTTCGAGCATGCAAGAAATGTAAAATAGCAGTAGCTTCTTTTTTTCTTTTTTTATCGAATGTTAAAGATAACTCAGTTATATCTACATTGATGCTATCTGCAGTTCTTTGCTCGTATCCATCTCCAAAAGCAACCCTTGTAGACCTAGGCCTGTGACTTACAGAAGAAGAGTAAGATGGTTTCCAAAAGAATTCTGGTTCTTTGCCTCTACTAGTTTCCTTCAGTCCTCCCCAGAAAGACTCAGAAATAGTTGGAGCTAAATCACTTGCTCCATGCGCTCCGGACGCCACATCATTTCTAGCGTAGTAGTAATAAAAAGTTTTTTGCACGGTTGGATTACCGTCGCCATCTGTAGGAATAGAGTTTGTTGTAGCTGTAACGGTTACTCCTGCGGAATTGACGTACTCTGTAACCACTTTAACAACGTCATTTTTATCATAAGCTTGGTTGAGTTCATATAGCTCTTGGCCCCTCTTATTTAAAGTCTTTGTCTGGTAGATATTAGCCATTTCCTTAATCCTAATAGAATTTACACTAAATACCCAAATATTAGTGTAAATAATTCGGAATGGCATATATTCCGGGTCCATTAAGGTTAAGGAGAGAGAATCAAAGATTTTTTCTTTCATCGACAGAGGTTAGAGGAACGCAAAGCGTGCAAATGTCTTACGCTGTTCCCTCTATCCCATTGAAGCATATTGGCCAAACAGGTGTTTACCCTGAGATAGCTAACGGCCCTTATATAGGTCAGTTTTCCACCTCTACTTTATATGTTTCAAATGATCCATATATTAACTATACCGGAGATTATGTTACCAATGGGTATCTTCATGAAACTGAAGAAGGTAAAACTGCCAGTGTCGACACTCTTGATTTAGCTTTTACTTCAGGTGTTCTTACTAATTACAGTTTTAGCTGTTCTATAGGTCAAATACCTCAAATAAGCGCAGATTTTGACGTTTTCGGGAATATGGGCCCGCTAACATCTTTGAACGCAAACTCAAAACAGTTTAATAATGAAATTGATGCGCATACTTCTACAACTCAAAATAGTAGCAACGGTAAAGACTTCACTTTGCAAATAGCAGACCCGAGAAGCTTACAAATTAGCATGGACGACTTCGAAAGCAATAGACTAAATAGCTTTTCTATAAATATATCTGTTAACAGAAGACCTGTGTATGGCTTAGGTGAAAAAACCCCCATTAAAATATGTAGAGATTTCCCAATTGCAGTAGAATGTTCTTTCCAGATAGATTTAGATGCTCACGACCTTAGATCTAAAACGGGCTACGAACACAAAGTACTTAGAGATTTTCCATGCTCTCCTCATGCTGAAAACCTTACTTTACAATTATTTGATCATAATACTGATGGGCTTTTACAAACTTATTCTTTTACAGATTTACTTTTGGTTTCGCAATCTCAAGGAGCTAATATAGAAGGTAATGCTGTATCTACATTAACTTACAGGGCATTAATTGATGAGACAAAATTATGATTTACTTTAATGAAATAGATATAGCTGTAAAACCGAAAGGTGCGGCATCTTATACTGGGCTTTTAGCTCAAAGATGTAATTTGTCTATTTCTAACTCGGCTCAAGAGGCATACAGCGTTGGTAGGGTTGGATCATTAGGTATGGCGCCAAATGGCCCTGCTCAAGCATCTATTTCTTTTAATTATTTTTTAGAAACGGCTTCAGAACCATGTTTTGAGGTGGTTAGACTTTTAAAAAATCATAATTCTACTAAATGTGATATATCTTTTGCAGGTACAACGGGAACTTTCTATTTAAATAATTATTCCCTTAACGCTACCCCGAATCAAGCTATGGCGGCTCAAGTTGATTTTGCATGTTTTGATTTGGTGACCGGTAAAAATTTGGGCAAATTTAGCAGGCACAATTCGACAATAAACTACGACACCTCCAGATCAATCGCTCACGGATGGTCCACCTACCTTATTGAAACTGATGTAACTGCATCAGGCCATGCGAAAAAGAACCCAACACTAGGATTAAATTATAGTTTCTCAGCGAAGCATGAGCCGCTTTACTGCATTGGAAAGCAAGTCCCCTCTCAGGTTGATTTTCTAGCCGCGAAAGAAACAATTTCAACAATTAAAACTGAACTTTACAATGCTCATGTTAGCGGCATCACTGGCCAACATGCAGACATAGCTAACTCTGGAACCTATTCTGGTCTTGCTAAATTTTCACCTACCCTTTTGTCGTGTGATAATGGCATGACTGATTCTACTTTAAGTATAAATTTATCAGGACACCGAGTAACTCAAACAGAAATACAATCTAACATTTCTGACATAGTCACAACTAGAATCAATACTGAAAAATATTTCTAATATGTATTTAAATTATAAAAATTCTAAAATTACTATTGCAGACTACGATCCAGATTATGGACCGGCAGGAGCAGATCCTAAAGAATTTTTTGCACAAAATATTTCCCTTAATTTAAATGCAAGTATCTCCCCAACATATACTGTTGACAAAAGATACAGCTATATATTTTCTCCTGAAGATGGTATTAATGGAACCTTAGACATTTCTTATTTAATCACAGGAGAAGATCCATTAAAAGATTATATAGTAAATGATTCAGGAACAGCGACCCACTACAGAACGTTAAGTGGCAATTTTGGTGGTCTGAATTTTAGCTCTGGGTATTTAACTAATTATGCTCTAGGTTTTTCTCCAAACTCTAAACTAACAGCAGAAGCTTCAATAACTTTTTTTGGCGCTTTAAGTGGACAACATACAAAATCTAACATTTCTTCCACGGATGGCTTGAGTCAGGGAGGGGATGTGTCTGTTTTTAATGTCCAAGACGTAAAGATAACCTCTAACGAAGTTCAAGATAAGGAAATATTTTACAGTGTAGACAACATTTCTGCTCTTTCTTATAGCTATCAATCAAATGTTGAAGCTAGTTATGAGATTGGGGAGGTCTTGCCAAGTCATGTCGTATTTGGGCCTAAATCCGTTCAAGCTAATTTAGAATTAGACTCTCTTAGTGGGGATTTGCCCATATATGGTAAAACTGCTGATTTCAAAGTCACTCTAGCTCATCCAGATGTGCCTTCTGTTACTTTAGAGTATCCAGTTAGCGGTGCGATATCTCAAAGAAATATCAAGACTTCAGTTGGTAAGCTTTTAACAACTAACCTCACTGTTCAGCAATCTTTTTTCGGGGAATGCCCAACGATTACTAACACGGTTGGAGCTCATGCATGGGGCAACACTTATGGTCTTACTGGTACGAACTTTGTGGATGTAACTAGGGTAACCATTGGGGATAGAGATGTAGAAGACTTCTCTGTCATCTCAAAAACTTTAATTAATTTTAAAGTCCCCGAAGGAGCTAGTTCTTCTAAAATTTCAGTTTTTACGGAAGGATGCGAGTTTGGAACTTCTAGCTCATCGAATGTAACGATAACTGATCCGGGAATTAAAATAACATCTTATTTTGAATCTAATAGAACTACAGAATCCTATATAGCTAGATACCTTGATCAAATAATTATCAAAGGAGAATATTTCAATGAAGTTGATCATGTCTATTTTGTCAGAGACGCCGGTCCTCAAGGAGACAGCGGCACTTCTGGTCAAGTCATGACCATGATAGATGCTGATTTTGAAATAACTTCAACTGGTCCAAGTTCGGAAATTAAAGCTATAGTACCAGAAAATTGCATGTCTGGACATATCACCATGAAGTCGACTGCAAGAGGTGGTATTACGAGCACAAATGACAATCATTTAATAGGAAGGCATTTTGTGCCTTTCCCTAAAATAACTAAAGCTACTTTTTCTAATAACAATAAACCCAGAGGGCTTATAACCTTACAAGGCCATGGTTTCTCTGCTATGGTAGACCCCCTAGGGAACGCCACAGGCTCTGTTGGTAATCTTCCACTTAGTAAACTAAGCGGAGCAACTTCTTCTGGATTTCAAGTGCTTTCGAGTACAGGAGAAGCTATTGGTAATAATACGATGCTATTAGGCTCTCCAAAAGATGATGCTGGGTATCCCGGCGGGAGAATAACCATATCAGGAGCTAGCGGGGTCGTAGCTTCAGCCCCAGTAGACTATGTTCCAGAAGTTTTCATATCAGGCATATCAGCTAGTATTTCAAAATCGAGTTTGACTCTGCCTAGCTCACATATTGCTAGCGGAACTTTAGATACTACTATAACTATTACAGGTGGAAATTTTTACTCTAACTTACTTTATTCTGTTAGCCCTCATCATGGCAATCTCTCCTCTGCTTATTCTATAGACTATAACGGAGAAACCGGTATCGTGTACCCTGACGCTACAAGTCCTAACACAGTTCTTACCGGAACTATCCCTCTAACCGCTAAAAGCGGATTACTAAGGCTTCATTCTCCTCAATTTGAAGTTCACCCTTCAGGTATGAGTTTTTCTCCTGTAGCTCCCGCTCCGGTTATAAACAGTACGAGCTCTTTATCTGGAAAAGCAGGAGATACTATTTTTATTAGTGGTAATTATTTTTCAGATGCTTCTGCTTTAAAATTAGTTAAAAGAAGCACTACAAAAGGTTCAGATGAATTTATTTCTGGTCATCTAAAGCCTCGCTCAATTAATAACGTAGCGACAGAAAATACTCTAACTGCACAAGATTTTAAAATACTACATGGAGGTATATCAGGATTTTCTTCTCAGTTAGGCGTCTCTAAGAGCGCAACAGCTAGCGCTGATATTATTAGTTTTAGTATACCCACTGGGTTCAGGGGAGGAGAAGCTAGCGCGGGAACTGCGGGTTCAGCGGGTACTGCTGGCACTTCGTTCGATGCCTACATTAAAAGTAATTTTCTTTTCACAGGGCATGGCATATTTGACATAGTTTTGGAAGCTAATAGAGGCGGTTACGTAACTAGCGGCTTTTTAAGCTCGGGGCTTGTTGTAATGGGTAAGCCTGAGCCAAGTGGATGCTATGTAAACAATACTGAAAACGACCCTGCCCATCACGGAGATTTTGTTAATAGGTCTATTACAGGAGTCATTGGAGACGAAATAATAATTAGTGGAAATAATTTATACCCTGATTCTAAAATATATATAAACGTATTTGAAGGGGACAATGCAAGTGCTATTCCAGCGCAAGCAATTTCTTTACCCACTACGTTTGATTCGGAAGCTTCGCACATACTCTCTGGGCAGTATACCGGACTTTCATTTAGAATACCGCATCAAACAGGACAAAACCCAGTTCCAATATCTGATACTGGAATTAAATTTTTTGTAGAAACTCCAGTAGACTTATCACCAATAAAAAGTTTTGGTTCTAAAAATTGGCCCCTGACCGTAGGCTCTCATAAGCCTGTAGGTCCTCAAGATATAATGCTCTTCCTTAAGCCTACCATTAGTGGCTTTACTCCAAGTTTTGCTCAAGAAGGAGATACTGTCGAAGTTTCAGGGGCTTTTCTGACTGGCCTTAGGAATGTCTTCGTTGGAGAGACCCTGATAACATCTGACAATTATCTAAAAACCAAAAATTGTTCACTTGCTGCTGATTGGCAAAATAGAGATAGAACCGTAGGCTCAATTGAGAATAGTATTTATGGTACTTCTTTTTCATTTCAAGTTCCAACCGGCTTGAGAGGAGGACAAATAACTGTGTATGCTACCGGAGGAGCGGTTGTTTCAGACGACGTATTAACCTTAGTTGAACCTGTGCCAAGAATAGATGGATTTACACCTGAAGCCATTGGTTTTAATAGGAACTTGTATTTGTCTGGAGATAACTTAGATCAAGTTAGAAAAGTTTATCTTAGCGGCGTAGACCCTGTATATCTTAATACTCATGCCATAGCCCCGAATAGTTCTGTGTACGGTGAAGATGGGCCTAAATTTAATTCGGATTACTATGTTGAAGTTCCATGTAATCATGTCTTGCTAGAAGGTTCTTCGCCAACTGGAATAAAATTCTCAACTCCTGCTACGCTTGCTAAAAGTGGATATATTACTTTAGAATCAAAAAATGGTACTAGAGTTCTTTCTCAAGATCCTTTATATCTAAGTCGTATAGAAAAAATATCCCCAGAGTTAGCTTTCTTAGATGATCAAAAAGTCCTAGTACAAGGAGTTAACTTAAATTATCCGGGTTTAGATATAAGAATGAGAGGAGCTTGGAATCCTAGCTCAGAAGAACAAATTAAATCTCAAGATTATAGATTTGCTCATCCTTCTGGGACCGTGAAATATCATGGAACAAGTTATGAAAATACTAGCTGGGGAGCAACAGGAGCTTACTTTTACCCTAATAGAGAAACTCAATGTGATAGTATATATTTAACTAGCGGCTCTAAGATTTCGGAGACTAAAGCCACTGGTCCTCACGAGAAATTCTTTACGAACAGTTACGGAATGGTTGTTGATCAATCGAAAGAGGTGTTTATCCCCCAACCAGAAATATCTGGAGAATTTAGAAGGCTTATTCCGGGAGCCAATAAGAGCTTTACAGATGGAGGTAAATATGGATTAGTTAATCATGTCTTCTCAGTGGGGGAACAGTTCTATTTTACCGGAGTCAATTGCTTTGATGTTTCTAGAAATATTGTTGGCACTTGGCACCGCCCAGCCTTTACAGCTCGTCACGGAGACTTTCAGGGCTGGTGGGACGAAGCGATATTCAGTAAATTTTTAACCAAAAATCTATCCGGAGGTTTTGACAATACTCCAAAATATCTAATATCAAACAAACAAGGAGGAACTTACTACGATCTCTTAACAGGCAGTCTGTCTGGTACTCTAACTGGCACGCATGACAAGTATGGTGATCCTATTAGCGACTTTAATACAGGTGTCGTTGTGCTTTCTGGTACTTTTGGTGAGGGGATGGTAAATCCTTATGGTTTTGTTGGAGCAATTATGGCTGGGGAGAAAGTTTCAATTAGCCTATCTCTTTGCTCTAAATGTGATATTAATTGTAATATAGATGAAGAAGTCATACTGGACGATGGTTTGAATTATGCTGCCCTTGATGCTCCCAGAGGAGGGTCTTTAGGAAATCAATCTGTTAACTGCGGAGATTTAGATTCACTACCCGAAGCAGCTCAAGCTAAAAACGCTCAAGACAGAATAAATCAACACATACTTTCACAAGACTGTTAATTATGCCTTTAAATTTTACAACATACTATGCAGGCCCTAACAAATTTGAAGGTCCAGTAATTTCTGGTTTTAGCCCCGCTAAAGGTCCTCTTGGAACCAGTTTCGCCATAACTGGAGCTAGATTGAGTGGTATAACGGAATTGTTTCTTTTACATTCAGAGTTTGCAGACGACCCTAAATCTGCAGGAGCTTTGACCAGTATTGAAACTTTATCGTCTGCTACTGGCATTAACTTCACTACTGGGCTTGTAGCAGATCACGATAAAAGCTATGTCCCAGAAGAGAATAAGGTAGCTGTTAGTGGAGTTATCCCTTTAGACTTTCCTAAATTCCCTCAAAGGCTTCAGTTCAGATTAATTACCTCTGGTTATTCTGGAATTGGAGACGGTGGCCAGACAAGCATACTAAGACATGAAACTGTTACTGGAGATTTTATACCCTATCTTGATGATTTACATGTAAATAAAAACATTTATCTGTATTCAGGCGAAGACTACGAATCTAAATTTTATACCTCAACAGAAAGCAGTTCTTACGGATATTTAGTTCTAGATAGTCCGTCTGGCCAAGCTGCCCCATCTTATCTAGCTACAGGCATTATTTTGTCCTCTTTTCCTTTATAATTTGATTTTTTGCTTTGTTGAGGGTATACTTTCAAGTACATGGAAAAATGCTACTTGATAGCTTCTCGAGCTTTAGGAGACACTATTTGTGCAACTCCCATACTTAGAAAACTGCACCATTGCTATGGTGAAAAATTTCATGTAGTCACCCATCATACTCAGGTCTTTGACAGAAGTCCATACGTTTTGTCTGTAAAAAGGTTTGATGATGAAGAAGTAAAATGTGCGGAACAAGCCTCTAGAAAATACGAAGTTTTCAAAAGCTTTTTTGAGTTTGCTTCTCATGGTGCAGATAAGCCAGAACGAAAACATAACACTTATGATATCCGTCAGTTCCATGCTACTGAACTTGGGTTTATGCTTAGACCAAGTGAAATGCATTGCGAGTTTTTCCCCCACTCGGGGTTTAGTAAGAAAAAATTAGACTTACCAGATGACTATGTTTGTCTTCATGCTGCTTCAACTTGGCCTTCTAGATCTTGGGGTAAAGAAAAGTTCCAAAAGTTGGCCTCTATGCTGGCCCTTGCTGGCATACCAGTCGTAATTGTCGGCAAGCAAGACCATGAAGTTGGTTTTTGGGGGAAACAAGACAAGTTCGCTTATGACTTTGAACCTTCTTTGGGTGTTAATTTAACGAACAAACTTTCACTTAGTGAGTGTTGGCACGTTATAGATAAAAGTAGTAGCTTTGTAACCATGGATTCTGGCTTGCTGCATTTAGCCGGTACTACTGATACTCAGATAATCCAATTAGGGTCTTCTATTGACCCGATACTAAGGGCTCCTTACAGGCACGGCTCTCAACTTTATAGATACCACTTTGTCAAAGGCTCATGCGACATCTTTTGCGGCTCTGATATAAAGTATGGAATTCCAGAATGGGGCACAATACATGGGGTTCCTCCGCTAATAGATTGTTTAGAAAATAAAGATACTTTTGAGTGCCATCCAAATGCTATGCAAGTTTTTCAGAAGTGTGTTTCTCTCTGGGATCCTAATAACACTCAAAAAATTATTCCTGCGCCGAAAGAAAACCCTAAAACTAAGGTTTTACTTATAGCAGAGCATCTTTCGACAGGAGGTATGCCTGAAGTCTTCAGGAAAAGGCTTGAGACCTTACTCAAAGATGGCTGCGATGTGTTTGTCGTTGAGTTTACTCTATATAGTCAGCAGTTTGTTGTTCAGAGGCAAAAAGTATTAGATCTAGTCCCAAGTAATAGGTTTCAAACGCTTGGATTTCTCAATGAGTCCCCCGAAGAACATTTAGCTAACAGAATGAAGCTAATGGACATTATTGAGTCGTTTGACCCTGACTTTGTTCACCTAGAAGAGGTTCCTGAGAAATATTGTTACGGGGGTTTCCCTGATGAGTTAGCTCAAAAACTTTACAGTAAAGATAGAACTTATAAGATATTCGAAACCTCTCATGACTCTGGTTTTGACCCACAGATTAACAAAAAGTATCTGCCTGACAAATTTATTTTTATTAGTAAGTGGCACCTTGAGAAGTACGAAAGCTTCGGAGTTCCCATGGAGGTTATAGAGTATCCAGTGGAAGTAAAAGCTCGTCCTGATAGGGAATCAAGCCTTAAATCTCTAGGATTAGACCCGTCTTATAAACACGTACTTAATGTAGGTCTGTTTACTCCCAGAAAAAACCAAGGAGAAATTTTTGAGTATGCAAAAAAACTTCAAGGCGAAAAAATCCAATTTCACTTTGTTGGAAATCTTGCTGGTAATTTCGAAGATTACTGGGAGCCAATAGTAAATAATAAAACAGATAATTGTGTTATCTGGGGGGAACGTAATGATGTTGAAAAATTTTATCAATGTATGGACCTTTTTGTATTTACTTCCAGAGGTCATGCTACAGACAGGGAAACTAATCCTATAGTAATAAAAGAAGCTATTTCTTGGGGTATGGACTTAGCTTTAAGAAATTTAGAAGTTTACATGGGGGCTTATGACAATAAAACCAACATATCTTTTCTCAGTGACGATATAGAAGAAAATTGCGCTTTAATAAAAAACGTTTTGTCTAAAAAAGTCGTAGTAACACATGCGACAGAACAATATTTAAAAACGGCAGAATGTTTAGTAAAAAGTTTACAAAAATTTTCTAATCATAAAATCGTTCTTTATACTCAAGATTGTGAAGCCGATTTTGATTACCCTAATTTAATTAAAATTCCATTTCGTACTGACTTTAATTCACAACCAAATCTTATTTCAGATTCTAAAGGAGACTTATTTAAAGATTCTTTTGATGAAGCAACTTATAAAACTCTTTGCCAGAAACCAAAGTTAATTATAGATTGTATTAAAAGAGGCTTCGAAGCCGGGGTTTATATAGACTCGGATATGATAGCAAATAGAAACTTTGATTCTATCTTTGATTACCTGAATGAAATAGATGACTATCCTTTACTCACTGAAGGCCCGTTCTACATGATGATGCAAAACGGCTCAAAGTTTCTTGAGCGCCCATTGATGGACAAGCTACAAGTAAAAGAAGACTCTAGAACTTGGTATAGACAAACTGGCACAATTTTGTTTAACAAAGACTGCCTACCTTTTATTGAAGAATGGGAAAAAATTTGCCACTCCAAAGATATATCTGAAAATTGGCAAGAGCTAGCTCCTTATCATGAAGAAACAATTATCAACGTAATGCTCTGGCAAAAAGGGTACGACAAATTTTTGCCTCAAACTTATTTGAATACTGTCAATGTAGACACTATAAAATACTTTGAAAGTTGTGATGTCGATAAAGACTGGAATGAAAATATGAACAGAGTTCAAATTAGTATTCACGAATCGCAAGGAGCAGACAGAGGATGGATAAGTTTCAATAAGGATAAAAGTTTAATAAAACTTTTTCATGGCATGAAAGATCCTGAAAAAATTAATACATGCATAGAATACTTAGAAAATGAGTAAAATTTTAGGAATATTTGGAGGTAGTCACAATGCGTCAGCTTCTTATGTTAAAGATGGCGAAATAGTATGCTGCTTTGAAGAAGAAAGACTTGTCCGAATTAAATCAGGGGATGATTTCGGCAGAGTTCCTAGTCAAGCTGTCCAAAAGATTCTAGATCAAAATAACATTCAGATTTCTGATTTTGATGATATAGCTGTTTGCGCTCCTATATGTAATGAGTTTGTTGACGGATTAGGTGTAGATCCTGAAAAAGTTACCGTAGTTAATCATCACACTTGTCACGCATATGGAGCGTATCTGACCTCTGGATTCAAAGAAAAAACAATAGTACTTTCTTATGATGGAGGGGGCGATACCGACTTTGGTAAAATATACTTAGCTGAAAACAACAAACTTTTCCAAATCAAAAACATGCCTGTTTGGTCCTGCGGGTCCGCTGGACAAATGTACGCTCATACGACTGTGTGTATGGGCTGGAAAATGCTTAAAGATGAAGGCAAAGTAACTGGGCTAGCTGCTCATGGAGAGTACAATGAAAAACTGTACAAGCAAATCAACAGAATTTTTTACTACAATAATGATTTTACTTTCTCCCCTCCTGACTCTCCGGGTAAAACTGCTTTTTTATTGAACCCCTTAAAAATTCATAAAGCTGACTTTAAGCGAAGAGCGGATCTTGCCTGTAATGTCCAATTAGTTATTGAAAATGAATTAAGTAAATTATTAAATCATTTAAATAAAACTTATCCAGAATATAAAAATTTAGTTTTGGTAGGAGGCTTGTTCGCAAATGTAAAATTAAATCAAGCGATTAATAATCTTCCTTGGGTTAAAGAAGTTTTTGTTTTTCCTCCAATGGGGGATGATGGCCTTTCTTTGGGAGCTGCTCTTACATTAGCTCATCAAAAAGGAGAAAGGGAAACTAAAAGGCTAAACAATGTTTTTTTGGGCTCTGGTTACTCCAACGAAGAAATCGAAAATTCTAATAACGGTAGATTTCGCAGAGAGCCTTATGACCCTGACCTATTAGCTAAGAAAATAGATGAAGGTCAAATCATAGGATGGTTTCAAGGACGCTTTGAGCATGGGCCAAGAGCTTTAGGCGCAAGAAGCATAATCGTAAAAGCCACTGACCCAAACGCTCATCAACTTCTTAATTCAAGATTAGGCAGACATGAAATCATGCCTTTCGCGCCATTTGTAAAGCACGACAAAGCTGAGGAAATTTTTGAGTTAACCAAATCTCACATGACTTCAGAATTTATGACTATGTGTTACGACACTAAACCAGAATGGATCGATAAGATACCAGCGGTAATTCATAAATGCGACGGGACAGCAAGGCCTCAGCTTGTATACCCAGAAAGAAATAAAAAATTCTATGACATCCTAGACAGCTACGATAAAATTACAAATATTCCTGTCCTGTTGAATACTTCTTTTAATGGTCATGGAGAACCTATAATCGATTCCCCAGATCAAGCATTTGTTCATTTAGAAAGTGGCATGATAGACGCTTTGGTCGCGGAAGACTATGTATATTACAAGCAATGAAATTTAACTATTCTTTCAATAATGGACCTTATGTCCAAATAAGAGAATCTCAAGGCAAAAGCTTCCTTATGGAGTTTGGTGAGTTTTATTTAGGTAACATTTCCAAGCCTAGACTCTTGATAGATCATATAGTAAATGGAGATGCAACGTATGGTATATTTAGAGAATGGCACACTAAATGGTTTATTAACCTTTATGATTATGATCAAGACTATGGAATTAGACTCGTAGACCAGCACGTTTATAATGATTCTGGTAAAAATGTTGCCGTACTTCTAGAGAGTGATGACCTTTATGAAAACAGAATATGGCTAGACAAGTGCATAGAATATCAAAGAAAGTCTAACTCTAAAGTGTTTGTGTTCTCTAAGTTCTATGATTTTTTTGAAAAAATTAATCAAAATAATTTAAAAATATGTCCTCCCGACGCTTACTTTCCTGACCCGGTCTACAAAAAAGCGTACAACATAGAAAACCATAAACCTTACGATATACCTGACGTATCTTCAAAAGAATTTACTTGGAATGATGAAAATGGATATTACGCAACGTACAAAATAGGTAGATATGATATAATAGAAAATGGAATCAATAGATACGGAAATCATTTGCAGCAAGACAAAGGTTTAATAAGAGAGCACTGGTGGAAGCAATACGAATCTTATAAAAACCCTGTTGACTGGAAAGATTCAAGCTCTGAAGAACTAGCGGATCACATACTAGGCTTAAACCCTCTTGATTTAGAGGACAAGCTTAGATCATTAAAAAAACATAAGTACTTAAATATATAAATGAGAATTGCGATTATAAAACCTAAAGGAACTTTGGTGGGTCCAGTTCCTACTGATATAGAAGACATGCTGTCAGCTCATACGCAAGAATTCCAAGGAATGAGCAAAGAGCTTTTTGAAATCGATATTGAAGATGCGATATCAGGTAGAATTCAGCCAGACTTCTTTTTTGTATATAAAGCTTCCGAAGCTATTTCTTTGATTAATGCTGGCATTGATAATTATGTTTTTTTTATTAATGAGTTTAACAATGCTGATGTAGACAGTCATTATCTTCTGAATTGTAAAAATGCTATTTTAAATTCTTTTTTTAGCGTCTGTCGTTCAATTGATTGGCTTTTAGTTTTCAAAGATCAAAAACTAAGAAATAAACTTTTACATGTTTGTTGGGGTTATACATTTAATTCCTCTCTTATATCAGTAGAAAGAAAAAAGGTAAAACCATCTGAAATCAATCTTTTATGTTTAGGGCAAAATAACAAAAATGGTCAAGATTTTCTTAACTATGAATTAGCGAATGAATTTGCAGCTAAATTTGGATTATCAATCACATTCTTAAACTACGGATGTGAGTACTTCGCTAATACTGAATATCAATTTTTTACTAAAAACAGTAATTGTAGAATTGAATGCAGTTCCCCCCACTTATTTAAATGTCCCGAGTTTCTGTCTCAGCACGACCTAATCTTAGATCTTCGATCAACAAATTTAGATAGTTTAAGTAGCTATTATCTAAATGCCATGTCAACCGGTATGCCAGCTATATCTACTATCGCAAAGACTTTTGGAGACAGGGACGGAGCAATCTACCATTGTAATGCTAATTTAGCTTCTATCACATCTGCTTTTCAAAAAGTCATAGAGAACTGGGATAGCTCCGTAAAGATTTCTAAAGAATTTGCAGTTAGGAGGAATTGGTTTGAAATATGCAAAGTAATAATGAGTTTTCTAAAAAAGTCTAAAGATGCATAACCTGTTACAAGAATACAAAAACACTAAATTCAATTATAATAATTTTGTGAGTCCTTCTGAAAAAATATTAATTTCTTTTCGAAGATCGCCGAAGGTGGAAATTACTGGTAGCGGAGCAGATGAGAAATACGAAATTAAATTCTCAGATAGAAGAACGGGTGATATTTTATGCTCTAATACAATTTCTAAAAACTGCTGGCTTTCACCAATACAAAGATATTATGTAGATTGGAATATCCAAATATTTAAAAATGGCGTTCAAATAGTTGACCATAATTTAGACTTGAAAGGTGAAAAGGTTTTAATAGTTTTTGATTCTAAGTCGGTAGGAGATACGATTTCATGGGTGCCCCAAGTTGAGGAGTTTAGGAGAATACATAAATGCGACCTTTACGTATCTACTTTTCATAATCAACTATTCAGAAACTCCTACCCTGACATAACTTTTATAGAACCCAACTCCCCAACAGACGTAAAAATTAAATACGAGTGGTGGATAGGCGTTTACTTAGATGATGTCACCCCCAACCATCCCATACATTGGCAAAAACTACCTCTCTACAAAATAGCATCTGATCAGTTAGGAATTAGAGATCACAAAGAAATAAAATGCAAAATTGATTCTCCCCCTAAAATCAACTTACTAAACAATCAAAAATACGTTTGCATATCTATTTCTTCTACTGCGGGATGTAAACATTGGCAGCACAAAGGCGGCTGGCAAACGGTTGTAGATTATTTAAACTCTATCGGATACAAAGTAGTTTTAGTCCAAAGGGAAAGACTTCCTTGGATGGATTTACCAGAGCTCAAGAATGTTATTCACCCTGAGATTAACTCTTCCTTAGATGCAGCTTCAATAATAAATGACTGCGAATTCATGATAGGGTTAAGTTCCGGGATGAGTTGGCTGGCGTGGGCATTAAATAAAAAAGTTATACTTATTTCTGGTTTTACAAGTGAATTCCACGAATTTTCCACACCTCACAGAATCATAAACAAAAACGTTTGCAATAGCTGCTGGCATGATACAGACCATAAATTCGATAGAGCTAACTGGAACTGGTGCCCAAGAGATAAAAACTTCGAGTGTTCTACGTCAATTACTCCTGATAAAGTTATAAAAGAGGTAGATAAATTAGTGTAATTATTTCTAATGTCGGTTAAAAGGTACGTAGGTGATAAATTTGTAGGCACTGATAGCGAAAAATCAAGTGTTCTAGCTGATGCTACAAACGGAGCTTCGTACTTTGCGACAGATACTTTAAAAATTTACCTAAAAGAAGCCGGGTCTTGGCAAGAAATTAGTGGGGGCAGCGGCGGAGCAGGGAACATTGCTGAAAATGCAGCTGCGGTTTCTGGGTATCTTTCTTACTATACGGGGACTCAAGGGATAGATGGTGTCTACTTCCAAGGCGGTACTGGCCTGTATTATGATGATGAAAATAAATATTTCGGCGTAAATAACAACTCCCCCGCCCATGCTTTAGACGTTTCTGGGCATTTTAATTTTTGGGGAGACATGTATCGTAGTGGGGTAAAATTTGGCTTAGTTGTTAACAGTGTTCGTTATACGGGAGATGGCTCAACTACAGGTTACGCTTTACCATTTTCTGCAAGCAATGAAAAATCTCTTATAGTTTCTGTAGACGGTTTAATTAATGACCCAACAGTAGACTATACCGTCGATACTACTCTCACAGGCTTAAACTTTGTAGAAGCCCCAAAATCAGATTCTCAAGTCGAAGTAAGGTCTTTTGATTTAGGGGACACTAACTCTGTCATTTCTGATGTAGAGGGGTCTTCTGGAACTTCTGGAACTTCTGGTACTTCTGGAACGTCAGGAGGCGCAGGCCCAACTGGCGAAACCGGCCCCACGGGCCCAACCGGTCCTCAAGGCGCTCCCGGCGGATCAGGAAGCTCTGGAACTTCAGGAAGCTCTGGAACTTCAGGAGGTAGCGGAACTTCTGGAACTTCTGGAACTTCTGGAGTTATAGGGCCAACAGGACCCGTTGGCCCCACTGGGCCTCAAGGCCCACCGGGTGAAGGAGTTAGCTC